TCTATGAGTTATGAGCATCAGTGTATTAAAGACGGGAAAGTTCACGCGCACTTAGGTTCTTTAATTAAAAAGTAATGGGCAAGCTCTTTGTAAAAATAGGTCTCTGGATGCAAAGCGTTTGGAGTAAGTTTCAATGCAAATGGAATTGGCTAATATCTAAACTTATGTTTAAGATAGATAGCTGTCCAAATAAATTGTGTACATGCAAAAAATGAAATCAAGAGGATTAGGAGATACCATCGAAAAAATAACTACCGCAACTGGTATTAAGAAGGTTGTCGACACTGTAAGCAAGGCAACAGGGAAGCCCTGCGGATGTGGTGAGCGTAGAGATAGTTTAAATAGAAAATTCCCATATAACAAATAAAATGGCGTATCAAAAATTACAAGCAGGAAGAGCCTCAATAGTTACCCCAAGTGATACTGACACTATTCCTTCTATTTCAGGTGGAGTAAACAATGGTTGTGTTCTCTATGTTGGAGTTGGCGGTGATGTAAGAGTTGAAACAGCTGGCGGTGATGATGTTGTATTTAAAAATTTACCAACGGGCTCATTTGTTCCAGTGCAAGTCGTAAAAGTATTTGCAACTAATACAACTGCAACCGACATTATATCATTGTGGTAATACAAAAACAATGGCTTTATCAATTGCAATAGCAAATAGAATAAACAATGACACCCAAGGGTTTGGCAATCCGCCGCCCCCGTCATGCCCTGATAAAGTTTTTGTTCTTCAGGTTTGTAATAACAACTCAGCCATTGATGACAATTTTGATTTGTATTTAAACAATCAATTTATTGGGTCTCTTGATTTAAACCAGGCGGCTCAAGTAGGCTCTATTTTTATTGGGAGCACCGACACTAATAAAGTTATAACTCAAGCAGATTTCGTTTGTCCCTTACCAGGCATGGTAGTTTATTATTTTAACCCGCTTATTTTAACAACAGGGTTAAATACTATATTTATGGATAACACCCAGGCGAATGGAAATGGTAATGCTGGAACAATTCAAATGAGAAATTACGAGATAGACCCAAACAACCCGAATGGCCTTATAAATCCATGCGTAGTATCTAACCAGGCATTTAACCCACCCAATGCAGGGGATTGGACAGCACAATTTGATTATACAGAATGTTGCCCATAAATATTCTGTAATTATTTTATTATATTTGTATCATGGAATTTCATCAGACCACTACGCTCGTAAACGATATAAAGGTAATATATACACTCGTAACAAATGAGCAAATTGAGCGAACAGACCAAGATTGATTTAACACCAAAAAATCTTGTTACAATTATTCTACTTGTCATATCCATGACGGGCATGTATTATTCTCTTCAAGCTCAAATACAAGAAGCTAAACTTCTTCCGGTTCAAGCGCCAATTAATTCTGAAATAACAGATGCGCTAATTAAAACAAATACAGAATTAGAGTTTATAAAACAAGAGCTTTCAGATGTTAAACAACAACTTCAAATAATGGAAGAACGTCTTTATGAGTTAAAATAAATAAATGAGAACAATTGATGAAATAATTATTCATTGTTCCGCTACACCACCAAACATGTATGTAGACGCAAAACTGGTGGACGATTGGCATAAGCAAAGAGGGTGGTCAGGAATTGGCTACCATTTTTTTATTAAAAGAGATGGTCAAATAGAATTGGGCAGGCCATTAGAAAAACAAGGCGCTCACACTAAAAATCACAATAAAAATAGCATTGGTCTTTGTTATGCTGGTGGTGTAGATAAAGACATGTCTCCAGAAGACAACAGAACAAGCGCTCAAATTGCAAGCTTTCTTTCTTTATTAAGATTGCTAAAAAATATATTTCCTAAAGCTACTATACATGGTCACAGAGATTTTTCAACAAAATCTTGCCCAAGTTTTGATGCAACAAATGAATACTGTACGTTATGAAAAAAATTATACAATGGTTAACTGGCGGCGTAATTAAACAAGTTGGTAATGTTATTGATGACTTAGTTACTACAGACGAAGAAAGACTTGAGGCTAAGCAAAAAATTCAAGAGATTTTAGAGCAGGCTGATAAAGAGGCTCAAGAGCAAGTTAGCGCCAGGTGGAAGTATGATATGCAGTCAGATTCTTTTTTGTCTAAAAATATAAGGCCAATGGTTCTTATTTATCTAACTGTAATATTCACAGCTTTATGTTTTACTGACGGGAATATAGGTGAATTTAAAATAGCAAAAGAATATATACCGATATTTCAATCATTGCTAATTACAGTTTACGGAGCTTATTTTGTAGGAAGAACTTGGGAGAAAACTAAAAAAGATAAGCAAGAATAAAATTCATATCTTTGTACAATAAATTAAATAATTTTTAATCATGGCAAAATTAAGTCAAAAAGAGTTAGAAGCTCTACAATCCTTAAACAATGAATTTACTAAGACAAAAGGCGCTATAGCTGATGTTGAAATTCAAAAGCATAGTTTAATAAACTCTTTAGGTGAATTAAAAGAAAAGTTCGCTAAAGAAGAAGAGAAGTTAATCAAAAAATATGGGGAAAATTCTGTTGTAAATATTCAAACAGGAGAGGTCTCAGAAAAAAAAGAATAATATAGATGTCAAAAATCAGTGATAAACTTTCGTACCCTGAAGCATCACCAATACAGGGTGCGGATTATTTAATAGGTACAGACGCAGACTCTTCTCCAATTGAGAAGCAGACTAAAACTTTTACAATATCTGACCTAAAAGATTTTATCATTGATGGACTTTTTGATGGGGTTTCATATAGAATACCCGTGTTTACTGCAGCGTCAGCAGGAGCTGATTCTGAAAAAATAGTAAGCTCTCTTATAAGTCAAGATACAGCTCAGCAGTCTGGGTCAGCTGTTTTAGGTACAACCGTAACTATAGATAATGGCTCAGGCGCTGGAAGCTTAATAATAGCAGATGCTTTTACTCCATTTGGTGTGTCTACTTTTGAAGGTGATGCTTTCTTTAAAACAAACGCAACAATAAACCCAGATGCTAATTTATATTTACTTGGAAAAATTTATGATGCTAATAGTTCTGCTGGAAACAATGAACAAGTATTAGTTTCTGATTCTTTGGGTAATGTAACTTGGCAAAACTTTCAGGGTTCAGGTCTTGAGTTTCAAGGAGCTTGGGATGCGAGAACAATTGCTGAGGGTGGTATTACCGATGGAGGTAATCCAAATCTTCAAAACATACAACTAATAGCTGGAAACACTGGTAAATACTGGGTAGTTTCTACAGCGGGAACAGCTTCGTTGCAGGGCCAAACAACTCCAATAACTCAATGGAGTCCTGGTGACTGGGCTATTATATCTGAAGATGATGCTGGTAATATATTCTGGGATAAGATAGACAACTCATCTGTAGATGGTGGGGGAACAACAAATAACATGGCTATGTGGACAGCTTCCAAGGTTCTTGGTAATGCTGCTCCAGTATCTATGATTCAAGACCCTAATAATAATACTCTTTTTATTGGCACTGGGGCTGGAGAAGAAGTAGTAATTGAATCTATTCTTTCATTACAAGGGGCTGTTAAAGACACCAATGCTTCTTTAGGAACACAAAATGATGTACTTGTTTCTAATTCTTCAGGTCAATTAGAATATCAAAATATTAATACCTTTAACGTAGAAAGCGCTGAAAAAATTATACAGACGGTTAGATTTGCGCAAGCAGTAAATGCGGGTGACCCTGTTTATATAACTGGATATAACAATGGTCAAAATCTTACTGAAGTAGAAAAAGCTTTTGCATCCGACCCCACTAAAATGGGTGCTATAGGATTAGCGGTATCTAATCAAGCTCAAAACACTACCGGTGAAATAATTGTAGCTGGTGATTTCCCTGATTTTAATACTGCTTCTTATAGTGTAGGCGACTCATTGTATGTGGCAGCAAACGGGGGTCTTACAAATGTTAAACCAATTACTCCCAATTTAATACAAAAAATTGCCGTTGTTTCCAGGTCAAATGCAAATAATGGAGATATTGAAGTGTTTGCTTTAGGAAGAGAGAATGACGTTCCTAATCTACCTGAAGGTAAAATATTTGTAGGAAGTCAATTGAATACAATTACATCTGAAAGTGTATTTATAAACGAAAGCATAAAGTCTGTAGTTTTAAATAGCCCTAACTTTAATACAGCAAGTGGAACTCGTTCTACAGCTATGGGTCAGGGAACAGTAGCAAGTGGGGCGACCTCTACAGCTATGGGAAATGGTGCAACAGCAAGTGGAGATAATTCATTTGCATCTGGGTCAAGCGCAACAGCAAGTGGAGGCGGTTCAACAGCTATGGGGCGTCAAACAACAGCAAGTGGAGACAGGTCTACAGCAATGGGTCAACTTACAACTGCAAGTGGAAGCTCTTCAACAGCTATGGGTTCTTCATCATCAGCAACCGCAGATATTTCTACAGCCATAGGTAGTAATACCCAAGCGTCTGGAATTGCTTCAACAGCAATGGGTTCGTTTACAGATGCAAGTGGAATTGCTTCAACAGCAATGGGAAGAAGCACAACAGCAAGTGGAGATGTTTCAACAGCTATGGGTGATAACACTATTGCAAGTGGTAATTACAGTTTATCCGCAGGAAAAGATTCAGTAGTTAGAGCAAACTCAGAAAACTCTATAGCTTTTGGAAACAATGCTATAGCTGGATTAGGAATTTCAGATTTTAATGAAAATGCAGCTTTTGGATTTGAAACTTTAGCGGGAGGGTCGTTTGGTGCTTTTGCTATGGGCTGGAGAGCTTTTAATGTAGGCTCTGAAGGACTTGCCTCGGGTCATGGTAGTTTTGTTTCTGGACATGGTTCAGGCGCTTTAGGAGAAGGCGTGAGCGTAACAGACATTGCCGCTGGTATAATTCAAACATCAGTAGGCATACCCACTACAGCTTTTCAACTTATAAATGTAATAGGGGGAGCTAATATACAGCCTGGAGACACAATATATAATAATGGCTCTAATAGTCAAACTTGGACTGAATCTCAAGACAATAGAATAAATACAGTTGTTAGCGCAACATTTAATTCGGGTACACCCGCTGGAGATGTATACACTATTGTTGTAAACTCACCAGGATTTATTTTAGATGCAGGTGAGACTGTTTCTTTTTCAAGAAATGTAAATGCCACAGAGGGCTCTTTTGCTATAGGAGCTGAAAGCGTAACATTAGGCAACCGAAGTATATCTTTAGGTTATCTCGCAAAAGCAGAGTCTAATCAATCCGTAGCTATAGGTGAAAACGCTTGGACAAAAAACCAAGGGAGTGTTGCTATTGGTAAAGACGCTATAGATAACGTAGCTGACCAAGTTGCGATTGGTGGAGATAATATAAGGTTAAACGCATACGGTTCTGGAGGTATTACAGGAACAACAGCTTTTGCATTAGGGGTTACCGCTTTTGGAGAAGTTATTGAAATTTCCGCTGTTGACATTGACAACTACGTAAACGGGGGTACTTATAGCGGTGGTACTTTAACGCTTGAAAGAACAGGTAGCCTTGGGGACATTGATATTGGTGGTTTTCTTGAAATAGGTTCAGGTGCAGGGCAAGCATTAGCTGGCAATACAACAACCATAAGCGTACAACAAGCAAGTGATATAAGTACAAATAATTTAAAAGTTAGTTTTCCAGAAGCTCCAACTGATGGGCAGCAATATGCTCGTCAAAATAGCGGTTGGTCTGTTGTTTCTGGAGGCGGCGGCGGCGGAGTTGGCGGTTCAGGTACAGTTAATACTATACCAATTTGGAGTACAACTACTGATTTAACAGATTCTCAAATTACTGATGACGGAGCAGATATAAATATTTCTTCAAGTAGAAACTTTAATGCAACAAGAAATTTTGGAGTAAACGAATTTAATGCTAAAATAGATGTCGGTAGTGGTTTAAATGCGGGTTTAGTCGCATTAGAAGTAAGACAAAAAGCATACGTTAGGGGTGGAATGGTAATCTCACCTAACCCAACAAATGTTCAAGTAGATGATAGTTCTCTTGTTATTGGTAGTGGTTCAAATGATATAGTTAATGGTTCAGACCATTGTTTGACAGTTGGTAGTGGTAATCAAATACTTAATGATTCTGATAGGTCAGTTTCATTTGGAAATAATAATGAAACAATACAATCTGATAACTCTATGAATGTTGGTAATACCAACATATTAAAATATTCAAATAACTCTCACGTAATTGGTCAAAATAACCAAATGGGAGATGAATACCCAAGTAACTTTTCGGGTTTAAACAACTCTTTAATAATTGGGTCAGACAATTTGCTTTTAACTGACGATGGAAGCCCCGCACCTTCAAGTGGTGGATTGAGTTTTGTTATAGGACACGATAATGATTTAAGGTATACTTTACAAAATTCATTTAGCTTTGGATATAGTATATCTAATTTAGGTCTTTCATCAATTCCACATAGAAACGATTTCAATATTGGTGGAGATTTAGTAGGGGTAAATCAAACAATGACTTTAGGTTACAGAAATGATACTACATCATATCCAACAATAGACCGAAATAACGGACTTGGAGAAACAAAATTTGTAGTTGCAGTAGGAAGTAGCACAACAACAAACGCAAATGCTTTATTAATAACAGAAGGCGGTATAAGCGGTGGTAGTGGCGGAACAGTACCTCAGGTGCCAAGAGTTATTTTACCAACAGTACCTTCGTTTTCAGCAAGTGACGATACAGCTGCAACTGCTATTGGAATACCCTCAGGAGGTCTCTACCAAAGTAATGGAGGCTTAAGAATTAATACAGGAAGTACAGTTATTAATCAAGGTATGTGGACTCCTCAGCTCATAGGTTTAGGCAGTGGCATTAATTTTAATTTTGTACCAACCACAGGATATCCTCAAGGAACATATAACATAATAGGCAACACCATAACATGCTGGTTTGAAATTAGGGGCACTGCTACTTGGGCATCATCAACAGGCTCTCCATTTATAGAAGGATTACCTTACGCTATCGCAAGTTCTCCTTCTGGAGGCACGGTAGAGTCTATAGGGGGTGTTTTTACTTATACAGAAGGAACTAATTCAATACCAGTTTCTTTTACAAAGTCCTCATCTAACAGAGTTGGTTTAACACATCAAAGCAATAATTTAATATCAACAGTATCTCTTGGCTCTGTTATTACAAGCGGAGCTTTGTTTAGATTAAAAGGATATATAAACTATAGATTAGCGTAAAATTATGAAAGAATTAATACAAATAGAAGTAGCTGAAGAATACGTGATAAGAGGTGTTTATAAATTAGAAGATAATGAGACTCTTGTTAGTACTTATTCTCCTTTCATACCTATAGAGGATTTGCCAATTGAACTTCAAGATACAGCTTCAAGTATTTGGACTGAAGAAGTTATGCAGGAGTATCAATTAAAATTAGATGAAATAATATCAAGTTTAAATTAAAAAATTAATAAAATTAAATTAAATGGACATAAGAAAAATATCAGTTGGCCCTGATTACAAGTCAGGCGCTATGCACTACTTGGTTGGGCAAGATGTATTAGGTGGTAATTACATTATTCATTTAATAAAGTATGACGAGCCAAAAGATTCTTTCAAGATTTATATTCAAGATAAGGAGGTAGTTATGCTTTGGAAAGAGTTTAGCTCAACAATGCCTATATCAATTGAATATAATATAAACTTTTGAAATCACCATTTAGTTTTATCGTACAACCTCAAGATAATAAGAGGTACAATAACACCAAAAAAATTGGCGGTATTGAATTTGTAGTAAGTACATCTGAAGAAGATTACGAGTCCGCAAACAGGGAGGCTGTAGTTTTATCTACACCTATAGGGTATTGTGGAGAAATTGAACCAGGCGACACTTTGCTTGTGCATCATAATGTGTTTAAATTTTATAACGACATAAAAGGAAGGCGTAAAAGCGGTAAAAGTTTTCTTAAGGAAAATTTGTTTTTAGTAGATAACGACCAATTCTTTTTGTACAAAAAAATCCACCAGTGGTATGCTCATGATAAGTATTGTTTTGTTGAACCTATACCTCCAAAAGAATCAATTATTTTAAAACCATTAAAGGAGGAGCCTTTAGTCGCAAAGATGATTTACCCAAATAGCAAGTTATCACAACAAGGCGTTAAGAGGGGGGACTTAGTTTCTTTTAAACCGGATAGTGAATACAAGTTTACTTTAGATGGTAAAAAACTTTACAGGATGTATGACCACCAAATAACTATGGTTTTATGAAATCTACTGAAGAAATTAAATTAGAAATTATAAATGCGGGGCGAAGAGCTGTAGAGCAACTTATAAAGGTAGCAAAAGAAGATATAATAAAGCCAGACCCAGAAGACGATATATCTGCGGATAGATTAAAAAATGCGGCAGCAACAAAAAAGCTTGCTATATTTGATGCGTTTGAGATTTTAAATAGAATAGAAAGTGAAAAAGAAGCTTTATCTTTAAGTAAAAATAATAACAGTGTAGATTCAAAACAAGGTTTTGCAGAAAGAAGGTCAAAATAAATTATATAGAGTAGTTAAAGATTATATCTCTAAATCCGTAATAACCAACAAAAATAGAAATAGAAGTTGGGTATATGGATATAATGAAAAATATGATGTTGTTATAATTTCAAAAACAGGTCAAATTGGAAATGTAATTTTAATTAACGGACTGCATATAGCGCTTCCTAAAACTCCAGATGAGTGTCTTCAAAGACACTCTAAAAAAGAAGAACAGTATTGGGAGCGTAAACAATTACCTAAGCAGCTTTCCAGAATACAGTCTATATTTCAATGGAATGAAATGCCGTCAGAGTTTAAAAACAGATGGGTAGATTACATAGAAGGAGAGTTTGATAGACGGGATGAAGGCGCTTGGTTTATGAATAATGGAGTGCCAACATATATAACAGGTGCGCATTATATGTACTTACAGTGGACTAATATTGACATTGGGTATCCGGAGTACCGTGAGGCTAATCGTATATTTTATATTTATTGGGAAGCCTGCAAAGCTGATAAGAGAAGCTTTGGTATGATTTACTTAAAGATAAGACGCTCTGGATTTTCATTTATGGGTTCTTCAGAATGCGTAAACACAGGGACACTTGCAAAAGATTCAAGAGTTGGAATACTTTCAAAAACCGGGTCTGATGCTAAAAAAATGTTTACAGATAAAGTAGTGCCGATATCTAACAGGTTACCTTTCTTTTTTAAACCCATACAAGACGGTATGGATAAGCCCAAAACAGAGTTAGCCTTTAGGATACCAGCCTCTAAAATTACAAAGAAAAATATGTATGATGTAGAGACTGAAGAGCTCTATGGATTAGACACAACAATTGATTGGAAAAACACAGATGATAACAGCTATGATGGCGAAAAGTTATTGTTGCTTGTTCACGATGAAAGCGGTAAATGGATAAAGCCAAATAATATTCTTAATAATTGGAGAGTTACAAAAACATGTTTGCGTTTAGGTAGTAGGATTATAGGCAAGTGTATGATGGGCTCTACATCAAACGCATTAGACAAGGGTGGTAACAATTTTAAAAAACTTTATAATGACTCTAATGTTTTTAACCGAAATGCTAACGGGCAAACAAAAAGCGGAATGTATAGTTTGTTTATCCCGATGGAATGGAACATGGAGGGCTTTATAGATAGATACGGAATGCCTGTGTTTCACACCCCTAAAAACCCAAAGGTAGATACTTATGGTGAATACATTAACCAAGGGGCCTTGGATTATTGGCAAAATGAAGTTGAATCATTAAAATCAGATGCTGATGCTCTTAATGAGTTTTATAGACAATTTCCAAGAACTGAATCACATGCGTTCCGTGACGAGAGCAAACAATCTTTATTTAATCTTACACGCATATACCAACAAATAGATTATAATGACTCTATGATTAAAGAGCATTATTTAACAAGAGGAAGTTTTTCTTGGAAAGACGGAATAAAAGACACTAAAGTAATATGGTCTCCAGACAAAAAGGGAAGGTTTCTTTGTTCTTGGCTACCGAGCGCAAATTTACAAAATAGATTCTTTAATAAGAATGGTAAAAAATATCCAGGGAATGAACACCTGGGGGCTTTTGGTTGTGATAGTTATGATATTTCAGGAACGGTTGGGGGTAAAGGTTCAAACGGAGCGCTTCATGGTTTAACCAAGTTTAATATGGACGATGCTCCAAGCAATGAGTTTTTTCTTGAATACATAGCCAGGCCACAAACTGCTGAAATATTTTTTGAAGAAGTACTTATGGCTTGTGTATTTTACGGAATGCCAATATTAATTGAAAACAACAAACCCCGTCTCTTATATCATTTTAAAAATAGAGGTTACCGAGGATTTAGTTTAAATAGACCTGACAAACAATTTAATCGTTTGTCTAAAACAGAGCGAGAGTTAGGTGGAATACCAAACAGTAGCGAAGACATTAAGCAAGCTCACGCATCAGCTATTGAGTCGTATATAGAAAAACACATTGGCATTGATTTAGATGGTAGCTTTAGAGACTCAGACGCAATGGGCTCTATGCCATTCACACGGACATTAGAAGACTGGGCGAAGTTTGATATTAGCAATAGAACTAAGTATGATGCCTCGATTAGCTCTGGTTTAGCCATAATGGCGTGTCAAAAGCACTTGTATACACCTGAAAAGAAAGAATCAAAAATAAAACTTAACTTTGCAAGGTATACTAACAACGGAGTATTAAGTGAATTAATTAGATAGATGAAAGACGTTAAGGTAAATATTTCATCTGTAGGTTTTCCCAGTCAATTTGTTTCTGACGCTGAAAAAGCAACTGACGAGTTTGGATTACAAATTGGGCAAGCAATACAGTATGAATGGTTTAAAAAAGATGGTAACGCTTGTCGTTATTATGACCAATGGAGAAACTTTCATAGACTAAGACTATACGCCCGAGGAGAGCAGTCAGTGGGGAAGTATAAAAATGAAATCGCTATTGACGGCGATTTATCTTACCTCAACTTAGATTGGACTCCAGTACCTATATTGCCTAAATTTGTAGATATTGTTGTTAATGGAATGTCTGATAGGCTTTTTAAAGTAAATGCTTATGCTCAAGACGCAATGTCTCAAGCCAAGAGAAGCAAGTATCAAGATATGATTGAAGGCCAAATGGCCGCTAAAGATATTTTGTTAGACATACAAAAAGCGACAGGTGCTGACCCGTTTACAACAGACCCTGAGTCATTACCTCAAAACGATGAAGAGCTTTCTTTGTATATGCAAATAAATTACAAACCTGCTATCGAGATTGCGGAGGAAGAAGCTGTTAATACTTTGTTTGAGGAAAATCATTATATAGACCTAAGGAAAAGGTTTGATTATGATTTGACCGTTTTAGGAATGGGTGTTGCTAAACATGAGTTCCTTCCTGGAGCTGGTGTTCAAGTAGAGTATGTAGACCCAGCAAACGTTGTATATAGTTACACTGAAGACCCTCATTTTAAAGATTGTTTTTATTGGGGTGAAATTAAAACATTGCCAATTACAGAGTTATTAAAAATTGACCCTAAATTAACTAATGAAGATTTAGAAGAAATTAGCCAGTACAGCCAAAGTTGGTACGATTACTATAATGTCGCTCAGTTTTATGAGAATGATATTTTTTATAAAGACACATGTACCTTAATGTATTTTAATTATAAAACCACCAAGAAGATGGTTTATAAGAAAAAAATATTAGAAAACGGTGGTAGTAAAGTTATAGAAAAAGACGACCAATTTAACCCTCCTGTTGAAATGATGGAAGAGGGTAATTTTGAAAAGATGGAAAAAACCATAGACGTTTGGTATGACGGCGTTATGGTTATGGGTACAAACATTATTTTGAAATGGGAGCTTGCTCAAAACATGGTAAGACCAAAGTCTTCCAGTCAACACGCACTGCCTAATTATGTTGCTGTAGCTCCAAGAATGTACAAAGGTGTTATTGAATCTTTAGTTAGAAGAATGAT